GGTACCACACAATGTGTAGCTAATTCTACCGAATTGATGTCTAAAGCTTCTTCGCGTAATAAGTGTACAGGGTACTCAAACAACTCTGCCGTAAATAAAGCCCAATATGCAAATTCTGTTAATAAATCCTCAGGAACTTCCTTACCGAATAAATAGTCTGTAATAATTGAATGGATCATTTTAGTTTTCTCTGGGTCAGATAATTTTTGCATAAACCCAGGAGTTAAAATCTCGTCAGCAAGTAATCTATCATAGTGGTTCTTAAAAGCCATCATTTTCTTCTTACCTTCTGGAAACTTATCCTGATACTTGGTAAATAAGCGAATCATTTTATGATTGTGATCGTCTACCAATATCCTAACCAGTGCCATATCTTTCTTCTCTCTAAGAGCTTTCTCCTTTACATCACTGAGGAGCTGTACTACTTCCATAGACTCGCAATTAAAGAGGCGCTTTTTCTTGTCTGATCTCGGTGTAGGAACTGGTCCTTCTGTCTTATATACTGGTGCCTTAGGCTTATTTGTTTTGTCAACCGCATATCCTTCTGTTCTATAAACTGGGGCTTTTGGCCTATTGGTTTTATCCGTCGCATAGCCTTCAGTTTTATATACAGGAGCTTTTGGTTTATTAGTTTTATCAGTCGCGTACCCTTCTTCCTCAAACATTTGTTTAAGTAGTTGGTATTTTTTGACATCTCTACGGTAACTACTGAGATATGAACAATCACCTTGTACTCCTGCTGCTTCTTCTATATTAGCTTCCATCATTTCTTTAACTAGCGTTTTGAAGTTGTATTGCTCTTTAGGCACCACATCATATAAATAAAGTAGGTCTTCAGGAGTAAACCACATATCGTTTTTCTTGAGAATTTGTGCAATCTTCTTGAGGTCACCCATCTTCTTTAGTTCTATTTTCTCCAAAACAACTTCAGGTTCCACTTTCTCCTTCTCGAAGAAGAATTTGTAAGCACCATACATTGATATAGCAGCAATAAGAATAGATAACAATATGATTGTATCCATGTGTTTTGCGATACATTCT